CTTGGTGCGCTGTCCGCCGCTGCCGGTAAGGGCGCTCACTTATTTATCGTGGACGACCCAGTATCCGAACAGGAAGCACTCTTGGCGGAGTCTAATCCGGACATTTATGAGCGTGTTTATGAGTGGTTTCTGACCGGCCCACGTCAACGGATGCAGGCTGGCGGCGCTATTATTATCGTTATGTGTATGACCGGAGATACTCCGGTTCGCCTTCCTGATGGGTCGGAGAAACAGCTTAAGGATATTAAAGTAGGAGATAGTGTAGCGACCTACGACGACGGTAAACTCGGCGTTTCAACAATTTTAAATAAAAAGTCAAGTGGTCTTGATTATGTGTATACAATCAAGACGAGTTCTGGTAGAAGTGTCCGGGCTAATGAGAGACACCCGTTTCTTGTCGAAAAAGACGGAGCTATACAGTGGGTACGACTGAAGAACCTAAAACCCGGAATGAATCTCGTAAGTATAAAGGAGGCTGGGGTAAATACCGAGGCGTTAATTGTGCCGAACCAGAATGCGGCAATCCCGCGTACTGCAAAGACTTGTGCCAAACCCACTATAACAAAGCTATGTGGAGAGCAGGCGCAAAAACAAAAACCCCAGAGGAAAGACGCCGACAGCGCATTAAAAGCCGTTACGGGATCACTCACGAACAGTTTGAAGAGCTTGTTGAAGCGCAGGGGGGTAAGTGCGCCATCTGTAAGCAACCGCCAAGCTCTCACAACACAAGAGCCCACTGGAACAACAAACTCTGTATCGACCACGACCACACAACGGGGAAAGTCAGAGCCCTCCTGTGTAACGACTGTAACCTCGCAGTCGGATACGCAAAATCTGAAAGTACCGCTTTGGCTGTCGCCGAGTATTTCCGACTTCACGACGGACGAGATTGTAAGTGTTGAGTTTAGTGGCGAAGAAGAAGTGTTTGACGTTGAAGTTGCACGCACCGAAAACTTCATCGCTAATGGTTTAGTTAGCCACAATACGCGCTGGTCAAAGGAAGACCTCGTCGGAAAGGTGCTGAAGGCTGAAGCACAACGCCAGAATTTAGAGGAAGGCGACCCATATTCGTGGGAAGTTATTGAGTTTCCAGCTATTCTTAATGCAAATACGCCCGAAGAACGCCCACTCTGGCCGGAAATGTGGTCAATTGAGGACATGCGCCGCCTGCGTGATGAAATGCCGACTAAATCGTGGATGGCTCAATATATGCAGTCCCCCACATCGGATGTCACGGCGATTATCAAACGGGAATGGTGGAGGAAGTGGGAAGACCCCAACCCGCCCAAGTGCGAGTCCATTCTGATGGCGTGGGATACGGCGTTCGAAACAACCACTCGGGCTGACTACTCTGCGTGTACTACGTGGGGTGTATTTTACCATCCAGACGCACGAGGGAAAGACCAAGCCCACCTTATACTACTCAATGCCTTTAAAGAAAAACTAGAGTTTCCAGACCTGAAGGCCAAAGCCATAGAACAATATAGGCTGTGGGAGCCGGACTCCATGATTGTGGAAAAGAAAGCCTCGGGGGCTCCGCTGATCTATGAACTTCGCTCCATGGGCGTGCCGGTTCAGGAGTTTACTCCGGTAAGGGGAAATGACAAGCTTGTCCGGTTAAATGCTATTGCGGATATTTTTGCCTCTGGTAGAGTGTGGGCTCCGCCGACCCGATGGGCGGAAGATGTCATTGAAGAAGTTGCGAGCTTCGGCGGCAACCAGCACGACGACTATGTAGACTCTACTTCACTGGCCCTAATGCGGTTTCGACAAGGAGGGTATGTAACTACAGCGCTAGACCAAGAAGACGAAGTGCAAGTTTTCAAATCACAACGAAATAAGGGATATTATTAAAATGAGTAAGGGTATGGCTGTGCACGTGAATAACCCGTTTAAAGTTCAAAAGCATCAGTGGAATAAATGGGGCTACATGCAACGCAAAACGTTTAATTACCTATACGATTTTATGCTTTCCAACCAAAGTTTATTTTTGCATCCTAAAGCCCCCGCAGTTGACGAAGATCATTGGCGCACTACGGCTTGGAACGCCGCATGGATAGCCGCTGACGCCGTACAAGACGCACTAGAGGGGCTATAAAAGGTGTTGACTTTCAATACGGGTTCTATATAGTGGTTTCATATGAAATATAGGACAATGTAATGGATTACAATTCTGACAAAACGCTGGTTACTAGAGCCGAAGCAATTAGGTGGGGCTTGCGTACGTATTATACGGGAGTCCCGTGCAAACACGGCCATTTAAGCCGTCGCACTGTATCGAACGGATCATGTAACGAATGTGTTTCTGAAAGTGTAAAACAGCGGCGCGCCGCCGGATTAATTAGGGTAAACCCCGACAAAGCGCGCGCCGCCCAAGCACGATATAGACAGACACCAAAAAGCAAAACTAGAGCGGAAAAGTGGAAAAACAACAACCCAAAAGCACATTGGGCACACAAAACCGCGTGCTCTTTACGGGCTACGGCCAAGCGGAAAGGGTTCGATTACGACTTAACCCCGGCTTATTTACTACAAATAGCACCTGACACCTGCCCGGTTTTTGGTGTTCCTTTTATGTTTGTGGGCGGTAAGTGTATTCACGAGTTTAGCCCGTCAGTTGATAGAGTAAATAACTTATTCGGATACACTAAAGACAACGTTGTTGTTATCTCTATGAAAGCTAACGTTATTAAGAACGCATACCAATCTGACGACGTTAGAACTGTCGCAAATTGGCTAGAAAAACAAGAGCATATGCGCGGAATGAAAAACACTATTCTGCCCGCAGCGGACGCTGTACAGGACGCTCTAGAAGGGCTATAGTCTGCCGCAACATAAGGGGCGAACACTATGGGTACTGGAGATGACGGCACAGCCGTGAAATTAGTCTTTGACAATGAACCAGTTGAGCGGTATGACCTGTATGCGGAGTTAGAAGATGCTCTAGCAGAAGTAATATATGCACTTGATGGGAAAGTATCCCTTGCTGCGGTTCTGGGGGTGCTACGCACTCTTGAGTATAGACTAATAAACGAGCACGATGATTGAGGGTAAGGCATGGCGGTAGACAAGTCATTCAATCAGGCCCCACTTGGGCTTACCGCCCCCTCTGTTGGCGAAGAGGACGACCCGCTTATTGACATCATTATTGAGGGCGACGAGGGTGATGACGACGCCGAAGATGCTTCCGACGCCGCTGAAGACAGTAAGTTTTCTGAAAATTTGGTTGGTGTGCTGGACGACAAAGTACTGGCTACCCTCGCCTCTGACCTGATCGCCGAGTTTGAAGGCGACGTAAATTCCCGACGTGACTGGGTTAATACCTATGTAGACGGCCTTGAGCTGCTGGGTATGAAGATTGAAGAGCGTACGGAGCCTTGGCCCGGCGCTTGCGGCGTGTTCCACCCCATTCTGTCCGAAGCGCTTGTCCGGTTCCAAGCCGAGACGATGATGGACACATTCCCCGCCGCCGGTCCAGTTAAGATTGAGTTAATTGGGGAAGAAACCCGGGAGAACCTTGAAGCTGGTCAACGTGTTCAAGAGGATATGAACTACCAGCTTACAGATAAAATGCATGAATATCGCCCAGAACATGAGCGTATGTTGTGGGGGCTTGGCCTGTCTGGCAACGCGTTCAAAAAGGTGTACTATGACCCCTCGCTTCGCCGTCAAACTTCTGTGTTCGTTCCGGCTGAAGACGTTGTGGTTCCTTACGGTGCGTCGAATATTCAGACGGCGGAGCGGATTACGCATGTTATGCGTAAGACTAAGAATGAAGTTAAGAAGCTTCAGGTAGCCGGGTTCTACGATGACTGCGATTTGCCGGACCCGACGAACACACTTGACGAGATTGAGAAGAAAATTGCTGAAAGCATGGGGTTCAGGGCAGACTCCGATAACCGATACAAACTTCTTGAGATGCACGTAGACCTCGTAATAGAGGATGACCCATATGCGGATGAGGACGGCGTTGCCCTGCCATATGTGGTCACTATTGAGAAATCTTCGTCAAAAGTACTCTCAATTCGGCGAAACTGGCTGGAAGATGATGAGTATAAGCAGAAACGCGAGCACTTTGTACATTATTCCTATGTCCCGGGCTTTGGGTTTTATGCTTTTGGGCTTATCCACCTTATTGGTGCTTTTGCTAAGTCTGGTACTTCTATCCTTCGTCAGCTTGTCGATGCTGGCACTTTGTCTAATTTGCCGGGTGGTTTTAAGACTAAAGGGCTTCGTATCAAGGGTGACTCTACGCCGATTAGCCCGGCAGAGTTCCGGGATGTAGATATTGCGTCCGGCACTCTTAAAGATAACATCATGCCGCTTCCGTACAAGGAGCCGTCGCAAGTTCTTCAAGGTTTGCTGCAAACCATCGTGGATGAGGGCCGCCGTTTCGCTTCTGCTGCGGATATGAAGGTGTCCGACATGTCGGCGGAAGCGCCGGTTGGTACTACTCTAGCTATCCTAGAGCGCACGCTTAAGATTATGTCCGCGATCCAAGCGCGCATTCACTACTCGATGAAGCACGAGTTTAAGCTTCTTAAGAACATCATTCGGGACTACACCCCGGACGAGTACAGCTACGAGCCTGCCAGCGGGGAGCGAAAGGTTAAAGGCTCGGATTACGACCTCGTGGAAGTCATTCCGGTTTCTGACCCGAACCAAGCCACACTAGCGCAAAAAGTTGTACAATACCAAGCTGTTATTCAGCTTGCGCAGATGGCTCCGCAAATTTACGACTTGCCGTATCTTCACCGGCAAATGTTAAACGTTCTGGGTATTAAAGACGCAGAAAAGATTGTCCCGCTTGAGGACGATATGAAAGCTGTGGACCCGGTTTCTGAAAACATGGCGGCGCTCAATGGCAAGCCGCTTAAGGCGTTTATCTATCAGGATCACGCTGCGCACATCGCTGTGCATACTTCAGCAATGCAAGACCCGAAACTTATGGCTATTATGGGTCAGAACCCACAGGCTCAAGTTATTATGGCTGCTATGATGGCACATATTAACGAGCACGTTGCGTTCCAGTACCGCAAAGAAATCGAAGATGCCGCAGGCGTTCCGTACCCCATGCCGGATGCAGAAATGTCGCCGGATATGGAAGTCCAGATTTCCCGTCTTGCCGCCGCCGCATCGCAGAAAGTTCTGCAAGCGAACCAAGCTCAAGCTCAGCAACAACAAGCTCAGCAACAAGCTCAGGACCCGCTGTTCCAGCTCCAGCAAGCAGAATTGCAGCTTAAGGCTAAGGACACGGAAATTAAGGAACTTAAGGTTAAGATCGACGCGGCGGCTAAGGCTGACCAACACCAGATCGAGCGCGAACGGATTGCGTCTCAAGAACGCATCGCCGGGGTTAACGCTGGCATCAAAGCCGCTTCGGATAAAGCTAAACTTTCCGCCTCGCAACAGTCAGAAGGTTTGCGTGTGGGGGTTGATATTGCTAGAAATTTAGCAGATAAGCACCACCAGAGAAATGAGGGCGACGCAAATCGCCGTCATCAGGCCGCTCAAACGGCGGTTCAATTAGCGCACCAAGCTAAGCAAAGCGAGGCTGACCGCGCCGCACAGGCCCAAAAGCCGCAACCAAAAGGTGATTAGTGAACGAAAACGACGTGTTTATGTATCTCATTGGCAAAATCAATGAGGACGTAGAAGCCCTTAAGAACGACGTTATTGCGGGCAGAATGGAAAATTTTGAAACCTACAAAGGGATTTGTGGGCGAGTAAACGGCCTACTACGGGCCAAAGAACATATTATTGACCTCAAAGAAAGGCTTGAGCGCGAAGATGATTAATGATGAAGTTGCCGTTGGTTCACCCACCACGGATAAGTCTGGAGCTTATGAGCTGCCAAACTTCGAGCCACTTAATATCCCCACTGTGGGCGAAACGATGGATTTAGCCACCCGAACGCTCGCCGCGCTGCCACAAGAAGCCGAATTGACCCTAGAGGAAAAGGGTAAGCAGCTTCCAGTTCCTACCGGATACCGCATGTTGTGCATGGTTCCAAAGGTCGAAGACAAGTATGCTTCTGGCCTGATTAAGGCTGATATTACAGTGGAGCACGAGCAAGCGCTAGCTGTTACTTTGTTTGTCGCAAAGATGGGACCTGACTGTTACAAAGACGAGAAAAAGTTCCCTACCGGTCCTTGGTGTAAGGAAGGTGACTTCGTCCTTGTGCGCCCCCATGCAGGCTCCCGCCTGAAAATCCACGGTACGGAATGGCGCATTCTTAACGACGATTGCATTGAAGCTGTTGTTGATGATCCTCGCGGCGTGTCGAGAGCATAAATGACCAGACATAGAAACTACGAAACTAAAGAGGAGTATTTGTTGCGATGTCGCGAATACGCTAAGCAGTATAGGCTAAGGCACCCTGAAAAAGTTAAAGAAACCAAAGCCAAGTATTACGCGTCGGAAAAAGGAAAGGCGTGTAAGAAGCGTGAAGAGATAGCGTACGTTATTTCTGGTAAGCGCGAAGCGGCGGAAAAGCGTAGGGCTAAAAGACCCCTATCACAAGCCAGAAAGGATGCTCGTAAACGATGGAGAAATAAAAACAAACACTACTATGCGGCAGATCGCGCTCACAGGCGTATGCTGTCACGAACAACGCTCTCTGTTTTACACAAACGTGAAATAGAAGAGATATATCTGTTGTGTAGTAAGATGCCGGGGTATCAAGTAGACCACATTGTACCTGTTAAGGGGAAAAATGTTTCTGGGTTACACGTACCTTGGAACCTACAGATTATTCTACAAACCGAAAATCGTAGTAAAAGTAATAAGGTGATTGAACATGACTATTAAGTTTGTTGGGCACGAGGGCGACGACCACATCTTCGAAATGGAGGATGAAACAAAAGC